TGCTCTAGCAAACAATACAGGAAAGTCAGCGTTGCCAGTCGCTTCAACCAACCCCTCTGCTTTGCCACTCATGTGCAAATAAATGTTGTGTATTTCTTCGTCAGTCATTCTTGTCCCCTTTCTTTTATCATTGCGTCTGCTGTTTGATACGCTAGTTCGGATAATCCTTCATCTGTCCAATAATGTGTTGGCTCGTCATACTTACCTTCTTCAAAAATAAGTCTGTTGTAGTTTGCTGTAATATATGCGTGCATAGCCTTTGCCGCAAAGTAGTCACGCAATGTCATACCTGTACAAGTAATATCTTTATGCATCCAAGGAAATGCAGTTGGTAGTTCATTAATCATTCTTGTCCCCTTGCTCTGATTTTGTCCGCAATGATTTCAGAGTAATTACGCTCTAACCCATCTGCGTATGAGTCAGCAATCTTTGCACATTCTTCACGTTCTTTTTCTGCTACCAGTTTGGCAAAGCGTTCTAGTTTATCTAGCCACATTAACTCACCTCCAACATAGTCGTGAGGTAACTTTGCTTGATTAGCCATTTCTGTGATTTCTTCTTTAGTCATAGTTGCACCCATTCTTTTTTGTCAATCCATGCGTCTAACATGGCATGGAGATTAGCTCTGTTTCGCTCTCCAACTGTTTGACCATTGTCTGTTTTCAATTTATCTGTGAACAATGTTCCAAACCCCGTGGTAGTTGAAAACTCAATTCGATCATCTGATGTTTTAATGACAACATCAGACGATGATATGTTGAATCCATTTATTAAAACTATTTCTTTAGTCATTCTTCTCCCCTTTTTCGTATTTGTTCAGCAATAACTTTTGATGGGTGAGGATAAGCAACCGACCATTCGTCTGCAATCTTTGCACACTCTTCACGTTCTTTTAGTATTGCCACTTCGATTTGTAACTCTGCGTTTTTCAACATCATTTGCCTGCCGTTTTCCATCAAATAATTAGCCAAATACAATACATCTTCTTTTATGTATGGTGTAGTGAATATTTGATCTGCAACATTAAATAGTTCTTCTTTAGTCATGATTTAGTACCGAGTAAATAAGCCATATGATCAACAGCATTAATACTGCTGAACATATGGCACATAACAATGCTATGAAAATTAGGATACTCATTTACTTAAAATTTCCCATGCGGTTGCTGCACAAAGCGGGACTTGTCCGTTTCCAATGGCTTTAAGTCTGTCCACCCTATCGGCCATCCCATCAACCACTCTGTCCAAAGGGGGCTCAGTTTCCCACCATTGTGAAGACCTGATACTTGCTCTCCAAGGTTCCCTTTCCCCCTGTCCCTCAAAGCATGACGTGAGTCCTGTACTTTGGGTGTTCCCCATTTTTCCATTGCTTTCGGCTTGCTCAATGAATCCCTGACCGCTTGATTGATTGTGTATTGCGCTGGTTGCCCCGATTTCCTCTTGGGCGTCCATAATTCTTGAGTTCCCCTCATACCGCAATTCGCATCTGGCGTTGGCCAACTTTCCATACGTTTCTTTAATGCTTTTCTGCTGTTGCTCCCACCGTCCAATCCTGTTGTGTTGGGTGTGTGGAAACTGTCCATACCGTTGGGCGACAATCCAAATCCTATCCCTCTGATGGTTTGCTCCAATGTTTGCTGCTCCCAACACTCCCCATCTCGCATCAAACCCCATTGAGGCCAAGTCTCCGAGAACTCGTCCAAGCCCCCTAGAAGTGAGCATTGGTGAGTTCTCCACAAAGACGTATTTGGGTCGTACTTCACGAATGATCCTTGCCATTTCTCCCCACATGCCTGATCGTTCTCCGTCAATTCCTGCGCCTTTTCCTGCTGCACTAATGTCTTGACATGGAAAGCCTCCAGATATGACATCAACAATTCCTTCCCACGGCTTTCCATCAAAGGTTTGAACGTCATCCCAAATCGGGAAAGGCGGGAGAAGGCCGTCATTTTGTCGGGCGCACAGTACGCTTGCTGGGTAAGGTTCCCATTCGACTGCACAGACTGTTCTCCATCCGAGCAAATGTCCCCCAAGTATTCCTCCACCAGCACCTGCGAAAAGAGCCAACTCATTCACTTTGCCCACCAAGTAATTTTTGCAACTCTTCAACCAACAACTGAGCTTGGTCTCTTTTTAAGATGCAACGAGCACCACCCATTTTCACTTGAATAGATAGCCAGATGTCATCATCAAACTCATCTACAAATACTCTGCTGTCCTCTAAACCTTTGATTACAACTTCTTCTTTTTCCATGATGGTTCCTTTAGCCCCCGAAGGGGCATTTGATGTTAATAATCTTGTCCGTTACGGGCTTTTTGTGCACCAAGGAACATTGGATTCACTGGAGCGTTGTATTTCCATGGAGTGGATTTCTGTTTTGCGCGAGTCAAACGCTCTACGCATTTTGCGTTATCTTTGCCTTGCGAGCCGTCTTTGATTGGAACTGAAGTTTTCATGTCGACTCCTTAGTTAGACAATGCTGTTGTGGTGGCGCTGAGGTGGTTGTAAGACACTGTTGTGTATTTTGCAATCAACTCTTTGGGAGCATTCAACTCTTTAGCAACTGATGCCCATGAAGTGCTTTTCTTCTCTGCTGTGTGCTTAATCTGTGTAACGTACATAGTGCCACTGTATGTTCCTGCTCCAAGCAATTTGAGTTGGTCTTTAAGAGACTCTGCTTGCTCCATGAGTTGCTCGATCTGGTCTTGGATCAAACCGAGTTCGTCTACGATTTTGAGTGCTGTTGCTGTAGTCATGATTTAATTTCCTTTTCAAATAACACTGGACATCCAGTAAACGTATTATTAACTAAAAGTTAATGACCATGCAACTGTTATTTTAATTCCCCACCTTGAAGTAGGGTTATTACCCTTTTGATGGTGATGTTCAAGGCATCGTTCATGTCCATCTTCTTGATGTTCCACATCCTCTTTTCCCCATGCCAGCCAAGCATAGGTCCTTGATGGCAGTCCCAACAAAGAGCGACAACCGTGTATTGATTTCCTTGCTTGACATGGTGGGCTGAGCTTGGCCCTTCTGCATCACAGACTGAGCAAGGTAGGAGCTTGACCAGTCCTACGTATGCCCGTTCTTTCTCTGTTAGGGAGTTGTTCACATGGTCACCCTGTCCATAGCCCTGTTAGAAGCTTCCTGTGATCGCCATACGTCCACTCTAGCTTGTGCGGCAACCAGTTGCCACCTAAGTTGCTCTTCAAGTTGCATAGCCTCTTTAATGGCCTTCAGGTGCGTTTTGTAAGTGGGATGGCTATATGCCTCCCTCTCTTGCGCATTAACAGCCTCAAAGCCTTGATTAAGGGCTTCCTTGCAGAGTTCTGCTTTTAGGGTTTTCCTGTACTCTTCAAGGTAGTAGCGGTTAGCCTTTGCTTGGCTGAACTTGACCGCATTCTCGTACATAAAGTCAATCGCCGCATTTGGATCAATCTTTTCGTTCATACTGATTCCACCCTTCCGTCACGGTAGTAAAGCTTGTCCCCCCTTCGACTGGGGAACTTAAAGTTGTCATCAGCATGGATACGAACTGTGTTGTTCAAGGTGGGCTTATAAACAACCCACTCTAATTTCTGATACCGTGGCTTGGGCACATGGATGATGTACCTACCCATCGACTCCAATCTAGATTGGCCTATAGGCGTGATGTAGTAGTTGATGTCCATGCGGTGGATCATCTTGTCGGCTACCAATGGCTGGATGATGCATTCATCAAATATCTTGGTCGAATCCTTGTAGTTGATTGCCTTTCTCAAGGTAGCCATGTCTAAACCACCCATCTCTAGTTTGGATAAAGCTTGGTGGATTTTTGACCCAATTGTGTATTTACTCTTAATCATAGTTTGAACACCCTTTTTGAAACATAAGACTTCCAATAACCATTGCTGTCAGCAAACATTCCTTTTTCTTTCATTTCCTCTTCTGTCCTGCACCTTCTGTCTACACCGTATTTACCAGTCCTATGCCTTTCAAAAGCAAAGTTAGAATAAAAATACTTGTCGCAAGTTGGACATTGATTCTTACCACCATTAAGTTTCATTTGACCTCCTTAGCCATTCAGCTATCAATAAAGCTTCAGCCCTTCCATTGTGCTTTTTTAAGTTCAATGGCGCTTCAGGGAACATCTGTCTTGCTAAATCTAGGCTTTCCTGCTTAGCCGACGACAATTTAAACGATTTTTTCCAAACTTGAGGGGTAACCATAGTCACCTCTCTTTTAAATCGCTTAGAGATGGTTACGGCACTTCCAAAGGCCATTCCAAACTTGAATGTGCTGGCAACACCTTGTTTTGGCATGGAGTGGACTTTTTCGATGACGACTTCAATGTCGAGTGAGTCACGGGCTTGACGCATCTCGTCCCAAATACGCTCGGAATGGAGAAAGCCTTGGTCATCGTGGTGCATGTCGCCACAAGACCAGTACCTGCCGTTGAAGGTGATCATGGCCCAAGCGCCAGAGAGACCGGGGTCAATTCCGCAATACACCTTCATCTCTCAACTCCTTGAGCCTTGAGGCCACCATCTTCCCCAAACCCACCCAGCATCCAAGTTCGTGGCTCTCCAACTCCCTCACTCGAAACCTCGCATGATCTATAGTCGCAGGGTTCAAAGCCATCTTCGCATAGTGGTCCGCAATAGTCTCCAGTGAGATATAGCGCCATGTTGATGTCTCGGATTGAGGTTGGTCGTCCATGTTTTACCGCCGTCAATAGTTCTTGTGCTTGGTAGTAGTTCAAAATTCGTCCTTTGGCTCATAGTAGTTGGCAATACCATGCTCACTTTTGCCTATGTTTCTGGCAAGGATTCGAGAAGTGATTTGACCCCAATGTTCAGGATCAGCCCAAGCATGGGCAGAGCACAAAGGTTTACCCATGTTCACGCTCCATCTGTTTGGACAGCCGTATGCAGTACACATGAGGCGGGACTCTTCTGTAGATTTATCATCGAATGACATTAAAAATTTCCTTTAAAAGTACTTCTCAACTCTTTGAGTTTTTTCAAACCCTCTTCGCGGACCCGTTTTAGTTCTTCAGGGTCAACAGGTGTTGGATTGTGTTCAATCTGAATAACTCCTCTCATGGGAATTGATGGCCCAGAATTGCATAGATCGCGGAACTTTATCGCAGAAGGTGGGAAGTCAGGGTTTAAATGCTCAAAAGCGAAATCCATAGATGGCTTGTAAGTCAAAAATCCACCAATGATGTCCATCCATACTTTTCTCACCATAGCTGGCTCTGATGCCTCAAAGTGTCTGTCAAAGGCTGAACCATAAACTGCACTCATGTAGGCAAAAATGTAGTCCAAGCCTTCCTCTTTTGAACAGAAATTCTCATCCGAGTAGTTTGACATTTGAGCCTCCAATCAATCCACGGGTTAAACCAGACAGAACCTTTTGCTTGGCTTGAGCACTTTTTGTCAAACCAGAGTTTTGCTCCTGCATTTGCTTTTCATACCAAGAAAATTTGAAGGAGGCCCAGTTGCTCAAGCAACAGTACTTCACCCCTTCTTGGTCACTCAGGTTGGCTTTTCGGAACTCGTTCTGGATTTGTCCCCAAGCAGTCTCTGTCATCGGAAGCTTTTTGGATTTTCGGATCGTCATCCAATCATTCCAAACTTGTTCATCGACAGTGAGTGGGGAGGCAACGCTAGTTGCCTTCTTCTCTTTCTCTTTCTTTGTCTCTGTCTCTGTCTCTGTCTCTGTCTCTGTCTCTGGTGCATCATCTTGATATCCTTCTGATATCACGTTGATATCATCATGATCCAACCAATGAGACAACTTGGATAAGCATACTTCAGTATCCTTTTCTGACATTCTTAAACGAAAAGCAAGTCTTTTTACTTCAGGTATGTTTCCATCCTCTTCGCTAGCTATAAGCCATAGCATCACAAGCACTTTTGCCGCTTTGGGATCGAGTTCATGCCAATCAATATCGTCTAAAAGATCACGATAAAGTTTGACCCATGGTGGTTTACGATCTTTAAAATGTTGGAATTTATTCCAATTTTTGATCTTCATGCTTCTACTCCTTCAACAACTTGAAGAACCAGAAACCTTTCTGTTGAATGCATTTTTACTAGGCGTCTAGCCTCATCAACAGCAGTATCTTTGAAGTCGTGATAAGAAGTAAATCTAAAGCTTTTAGTGCCACGAGCTTGACGCATGACAACAAATTTTAGAATTAAATCATTGGATGGTTTGTCTAGAATAGGCTTGGATGCCTTAGACTTTTTGAGCGTTAGAGTTGCCATATACCTACTTTCATTGGTCGCTTTCACTGAAGGAACAATAGGCAGGACGGTGAAAGAATCGTCTTTTCGGGAGCTACCCTAGCCTTGTCCAAAATATTCTACTATTAAAAAAACTCTGGGAAAAGCTCTTTTATAGTGACTAACCCTTGGGTGGCATCAATAATTTTCATGGCAAGCTTCCTCGATGGTTTCTTATGTCCATGAATGATCAATGATAACCACGTTGAAGATATACCCAAATACTCAGCCATCTCAGTAACTGCGCCAATTGGCTCTTCTTCAAAATACTCTTTTAATGTCATTCTTTTTATCCTTTTTGTTGGCGTTCACATAAAGCAGTGTAGAGGTTGCACAACACTTCTAAGAATTGCCCTCACGGAGCTAAACCGTTTCGCCAACATCACAATTCTACTTTAATTTATAGTTAATTACAACACTTTAAAAATAATTAACTTTTTATTAAAAACTATGATACTATTCGTTTGCGTCATAAGACGTTTACTAGGAAAAGAAATGGAAAAAGTTTATTACACCACCAAAACAGGAATCAAGATTGGTTCTTGCTACACCGCACCTCTTCGCAGGTTAAACACTGATGAAGAGCGTGTCCAATCCGCAATCCTCGGCATCGAACATGATTGGTCTTTACGCAGAACCTCATGGTTTTGTTTGTATTGCACTTCAGTCATAACTTTTGTTTCCATCTTGATGGCATGGGTGCGAACATGAACGAACACAAATTTTTTGAACTATTCTCAAGAGTTATCTTCTTGTTAGCAATGATTGTTGTGTTTTTTGATCTTACCTTTTGGAGGCCGTAATGAAAAAAGAATTACAACCAGATGATATTGAAAACCTACAACTAGGTACCAGAATAGACAGATTTTTACGGTTATCACGCATAACAAAAATAAGTCAATTGGTTAACAAATCAGAAGGCGATTTACTACACATAGAAAACTTAGGTAAAGTATATGTAAATCGAATCAAGACAGAATTAAATGAACATGGATACAAACTGAGAGGACAAATATGAGTAACAGAACCTTTTACGAAGCATTTGAAGACATTTTTAACGAGCAAGA